AAAAGATTCAAATACAATAGTTTCTTATTCCGGATCTGCTTGGGTTACTAAATCTGCTGGTGCTGGCTCAGGTTTAACTTTTATTACAGCACAAACAATCGGATCAGGTGTTTCTTCAGTAACTATTTCGAGTGCATTTTCATCAACTTATGACAATTACTTAGTGACAATCTCAGGTGGTACAGCTAGTGCTTCCGGCGGTTTGAAATTGCAATTAGGTTCAACCACGTCAGGTTATTATTCTTTTCTAGTTTATGGTTCATATTCAGGAAATGCAGTAGGTGGCTTTGGACAATCTAATGCTGCTTATTCAGGAGATTTTGGCTATGCCTCTGCTAATGGCATTACAGGTGTTGCCACAATTCTTGCTCCTAATTTAGCCGCACGAACAAGTTGGAATGTGGCCTTTGGTTCTGAGGACACTACATATTATGCAGGCTGGAACAATGGTTTTGTAAATAACACTACGCAATATACAGCTTTTACACTCACTGCTGGCAGTGGAACACTCACGGGCGGAACAATCCGCGTTTATGGTTATCAGAATAGCTGAGGATAAATATGACTTACAAAGTGCAAATTGATGATCAAGTTAGAGATGCAAACGCAGAAGAAATTGCAAACATCGAAGCTATAGCATCTGAATCCAAAACAAAAGAACAAACAGCAAAAGCCAAAGCAACAGCAAAAGCCGCGCTATTGGCCAAATTAAATATCACCTCAGAAGAAGCTGCTCTCTTACTTGAATGAAACCAAGACTAAGTAAAGCTGCATCCCAACTAAGGTTACAAGTAGATGATTCCTTCCCGGATAGAGATAGAACATCGGACGGCTGGCTTGGCGATGCCCGACATTCTGCAACTGTCTCTGATCACAATCCAGATGCTGACGGCTGGGTACGCGCCATCGACGTTGATGCTGACTTGTCCAAACAAAAAGGGCAATCCGTATATTTGGCAGATCAGATACGACTTGCTGCTAAGAATGGAGAACGGCGAATTAGTTACGTTATCCACATGGGAAAAATTGCTAGTGCAAAGAAGTCTTGGGCTTGGCGCAAATACGATGGCATCAATGCTCACAACCACCACATTCACATCTCGTTTGCGAAAGAAGCTGACAATGATGGTGAGTTTTTTCAAATACCTATGTTAGGAGGAACAAATGGCTGAGCAGTATTCATACATAATAGATCAAGGTGCTGACTGGTATTTGACTATTACTTACAAAGATTCTGCTGGTACTGCTATCAACTTGACAGGCTACACAGCAGCTATGCAATTCAAACTAACGGCATCATCGACTGCTGCACTTAGCCTTACTAATACCAGTGGTATCACAATTACTGCTGCAACTGGCACACTTGCCATTCATGCTACAGCTGCGCAAACTGGTGCGCTTGGTGCATTCACATATGATTATGATTTAGAAATCACATCATCGGCTGGTGTCGTGACTCGCTTGATTCAGGGAGTCGCAACAGTGAATGCGCAGATTACAACATGAGCGACACAATAGTTGTCACACCAGTTGTCAATACCGTCACCGTTACTGAGCAAGTCAATGCAGTAACTGTCTCATCGCAAGGTGTAACGGGTGCCACTGGGGCGCAAGGTGCCACTGGGGCCACTGGGGCCACTGGGGCCACTGGGGCGCAGGGCATACAAGGAATTAAAGGCGATACTGGTGCAACGGGTGCAACCGGGGCAACTGGGGCGCAAGGTATTCAGGGGATTCAAGGCATACAAGGTGAAAAAGGTGATACTGGATCTACGGGGGCGACAGGTGCAACAGGAGCAAAAGGCGATACAGGAGCTACTGGGGCAAGTGGCGTAGTTGCTGCAACTGCACCAATTACATATAACTCTGGAACTCAGACAGTAGCCATTACTGCTGGATCTACATCAGCATCGGGTGCATTGCAACTTACCGACTCAACATCATCAACATCAACGACAACGGCTGCAACGCCTAACTCAGTCAAAACTGCTTACGATACAGGCGCAGCAAAGTTTCAATTCTTGCCATTTAGATCAGGTTCTTATTATCTGAATTCAAGTACCGTCGATTCACAAGCAGCAACTATCAACACTACTTATTATATGCCAATGTATTTCCCAAATGCGGTTACAGTCGATAGATTACAAATCCTGACTAGAAATACATTCTCTGGTACTGGTGTGTTCAGACTTGGTATCTATAATGACAATGGTGGTATTCCAAATACCGTTCTAGTTGATGGTGGCACGGTATCTGCTACTGCTGCTTCAACTGCTTACACAGTAACAATCTCCCAGGCAGTAAATGCTGGCTGGTATTGGTTGGCTCTCAATATGCAAACAGCTGCAACAATCAGCTCTATTTATGGTTCATCTGCAAGCGTTGGCCTACCTAATCCGCTATATCCAAGAGTGGCTGCTGGTGCAAACGCAACTCCTGCATATTCACAATCAGTTACTACAACAAGCGGTTTCGCAACTGCCGCCTCATTATCAGAGGCTCAAATTCAATTCCGTGTAGCGATAAGGGTGGCCTAATGAGAGAAGTAATTTATGGACTTGGTGGCTATGACGAAGCAAAGCCAAATAACAATATCATCGAAATAATTGACCATCCAGAGGAGAGAGAATGAACATGAAGAATCCAATCATCCTAAGCATTGGCGCATTCCTAGCGGTTTGGGGTACAACTTCTAACTTTGCTCTGGACTATCGTGCCATTCTTGGATCAATCGTAGCAGGCGTATTTGGATACGCAACACCTAAACGATGAATCAATCAGATTTCTTTACGCTATACATATCGACTTTGGCAATCATCGGTGGCCTATCCGGTTATGTAATTACACATTTGCTTGGTGAAATAAAACGACTCAATCAGCGCGTCGATGAGATTTACAACATACTTCTAGAGCGATAATAAATCCATGGCAAAGACTCGTAAGAAGGTCATAGACCTCGACACGTATTCGAAGTTAGATGCTTACAGCATTGCCATGCATGAGTTTTACAAGAGCCTTCGCAGGGCTGGCTTTGCTGTTGATTTATCTTTAGCAATCATTTCAGATCGTGCAACTTATCCTGACTGGCTACTTCCTGCGCTGCCTAACAAAATCGACTCTATCCCGTTTGAAGATGATGAGGATGAATGATTCAACGCACTGTAGTCGTATCAGATTTACAGGTTCCGTATCATGATGAAGTCGCAGTCAAAAACCTTGGGGCGTTTATCCGCGCTTGGAAACCTCACAAAGTCGTCACGATTGGCGACGAAATCGATTTACCACAAATCAGCAGATGGACAGAAGGAACACCAGGTTGGTACGAACAAACTCTTGGAGAAGATCGCGACCTCGCTGTTCAAACACTATACGATTTACAAGTAACAGACATGATTCGGTCTAACCACACAGACCGTTTATACAACGTAATTATGAAAAAGATTCCAGCATTCTTGTCATTACCTGAGATGAAGTTTGAACGATTCATGCAGCTAGATGACCTTGGCATTACCTTCCACAAAAAACCTATGGCCATTGCGCCTAATTGGATTGCTATCCATGGGGATGAACAGGGCATCAATCCTAATGCAGGGCTAACAGCCCTTGGAGCGGCTCGTAGGCACGGTAAGAGCGTCATATGTGGACACACTCATAGGGCAGGGCGTAGTGCGTTTACAGAGGCTTCTGGAGGCGTTTTAGGGCGCGTTCTCCATGGTGTTGAGGTAGGCAATCTAATGAACTTTAAGTCGGCCGGATACACCAAAGGAACGGCTAACTGGCAACAGGCCTTTGCAATCATGGAAACAGATGGTAAGCGTGTGAACGTACAGTTAATCTATATAGAAAAAGACGGCACCTTCATAGTAAATGGCAAAGGTTATGGAAAGCCTCGTTAGAGACATAGTACCCCTGAGGACTGACATCGATGATTCTATGGATCGCGGAGAATTGTTATCGTTTCGTTACCTTAGGTAATTGATTCTCTCGGTTATATGTGAGACCGTAAAGGTGTGAAGGTCGAACGAACCGACACAGACTAGGGCTAACAAATGGATTGGATACAATTTTTAGCGGTTCTTGCATTGTTTGTAGCTGCTAATTTTGCATGGTATTGGCAAGGTTTCAAAGATGGTAAGCGCGAAGGTTATACTCGCGGTCGCAATGTTTCACGATCAGCGTTTTGGCAAGAATGAAAGCCAATGAAATCCTTGACGACGCAAAAGGACTTATCCTCGACAGAGGTGCAGACTACGGCACACCAGCTATCAATCACCTTCGAATTGCAAAACTCTGGTCAAGTTATCTCGATGTTCAAGTCGAGCCAAACCAAGTCGCAATCTGCATGGCACTCGTCAAAGTCGCACGGATCCAAGAAAGTCCTCACCACGAGGACTCTTACAAGGACTGCGCAGCATACATTGCAATCGCTGGACAAATTGCATCAACTGATTGGAATGACCTTGACAGTTACTAAAACAAAGTCCGGCATCTGGTGTGATTACTGCAAAGCACATTACGGAACAGAGTTTGAAAAGGGAAGAAGGCAAGCAGTCTGGACTGTTGTCAGTGTTCACCCTAAGTCAAAGAATGAGAAACGCCACTATTGTTTCGACTGCGCGGTCGAAGTTTCCCTATGGCCAGACGGCACACATTGGCCTCTTACTGAGCAGGTTGATGCAATGATGAAACAAGAGGAGTTATCAAATGGCATTTAACTTAGAAGATTATGAACCAGTAGAAGAAAGGTTATCGAAATGGTGGGCAGAAAATGAAGATGGTCGTGTCGCGACTGAACTCATATCGTTTTCAAATGGTCAATACATTGTTCAGGCGTATCTTTATCGGACTTATCTGGATAGCGTTGCGTACGCCACAGGTCTCGCTGAGGAGAAGATTACTGATCGCGGTGTCAATTCAACTAGCGCATTGGAGAACTGCGAAACTTCAGCGATTGGCAGAGCGCTTGCAAATGCAAATTATGCAGCTAAAGGCAAACGTCCATCTCGAGAAGAAATGACAAAAGTCGCGTTTAGTGCTGGCCCAATCACAGTAGTTCCAGAAGTAGATGCAGCTTCTCTGGCATCAACCTGGGAAATCTACGGTGATAAGAAAGCAACTGAGCCATCGCCTGCCAAGAAGGCTATGGAATTGCTAAAGGAAGAACTTGGGGCTAAGCCAGTGCCAGTCGCTCCTAAATGCCAACATGGTGGAATGATTCGCAAGACTGGTACAAATGCAAAAGGCTCGTATTCTGGTTGGGTCTGCGCAGCTGATGCCGCGCCAAGGTCTGAGCAATGTCCAGCACAGTGGGATAAGAAGTAATCTCATGGGATACGTTGAAATCTTTCGCGACGGTGAGGACCTGCCACCAGTTGTATTAGGTGAGACTTACTTGAAAGATGTAGTTCATGATCCATATGCTAAACCACAGCAATGGATTACTTGTCAAATGTGCAACCTGCCAGTATTAGTCACTGACATTCGCATTGACGTTGATTTGGATAATCCCATTTACACGATATGGCAATGTGTCAAGTGTCATACGGTCAATGGCTAGTCAATCAAGAAAGCATCGCGGATACCGGAC